TAAGTATGAAGAGTTTGTCTCTACTGTTACGTCAGATGCTTCAACAAACTTTGTTGACTTTGCTGACCGTATTGGCGAACTTGATCGAGAGGGTGCCAATATTGAGCGTCTTCTTACTTCTGGTGTTGGGATTAATGCTGAAGGTGGTGAATTCCTTGAGATCATTAAGAAGATGGTTTTCCAAGGCAAACCTTGGAACGAAGACAACAGGGAGCACCTGATCATTGAACTGGGAGACATCATGTGGTATGTCGCTCAAGCAACACAAGCACTTGACATTAGCATGGAAGACGTGCTAGATACTAACATTCGTAAGTTGTCGAAACGTTATCCTGAAGGAACCTTTGACTCTTACTATTCTGAAAATCGTAAAGCAGGTGACCGATGAAGACTCTTACATTAGAAGATTATCAAAAGGCAGGCGAAGAGTTTTGGCCTAAGTATTGGTACGTCGCCAAAGAACTTGGGGAGGATGTCAAACCTGAACAAGTCCTCAAGGTCATGGAAGCGATTGGGGGAGTTGCACTTAAACTTGCACTCACAGACAAACTACCACCATTTGGATTCAATAAAAAGAAAGATGAAGACTAGATTTATTCTGTTTACCAAGGACTCTTGTGGTCCTTGTGGTCTGGTAAAGCGATACTTTAATGCTCTCAATGATGAGCGCACTAAACTCATTGAAGAAGTTCATCTTGAAGACTTCAGTGATGAACCAATCCCAGAAGAGAACATTGAGATCGCAAGGAAGTATGGTATCACTGCCACACCTGTCCTGATTGTTGTTGATGAAGAAGGAGAACTCCTTGAAACTTACTCAAGCGGTATGCCAATCACTCAAAACATCCGTAAACTCTGGGCGAAATACGAAGTATAAATATGACCTCCCTCTAAATAGTTAGACGGGAGGTTTTCTTATGGCATTCAATAGCATACCTAAAAACTCCTCTGAGATGAGAGCTCTTGCAGGGAGCAGTATTGATAAGAAGTACAGAGGTCCAATCATTCATTTCTATAATCATATTAAGAAGCACTATGGTATAGAAGATGCACTAGCATTTAACCCTAAGACTAACGCAGGTAAGAGTTGTAAGATCATGCGTGGATTGAAGGGCACTGTTGATGTAAGTAAAATTAAAAAGCAAGTTGGACTAGATTCTAATTTCAAAATTACCTGGGGCGACGGTAGCAGAGGTAATCGTGGCACAGGAAATAGAGGTAATCTATTTGAAGAGCAACTTGAGAATGGATTGAATGATTGGATTGAAGAAGGTGATTATTCTAACAATCAATACAAAGGATTTATTGATGACTTGATTAAGTATTATGATTTGGAAGATTGTCAAGTAGTAAAAGTAGTTGCCGAGGGTGGTGAAAATAAAAAGAGACCACTGAAATATGAAAATGGAAACTGGAAAGTTGGTGATGCTGATGGATCACACTATGACATTGGATCTACAGTTACAGATCTTACACTAACAACAAAGAAAGGATCCAAAACAAATGTTATATATCTTTCCCTGAAGACTAGTGGTACAACCACCATGTCTAACTTAGGTGTAAAGAAGATTTTTACTAAAGAAGATATACAGCGTGGTTCTATTCAAACTGATGTAGGATTGAAAGTTCTAGAAACATTTGGTATCAACAACGATAGGTTTTGTAGAATTTTCAATGAAGCATACAATGGTAAAGTTAGGAGTGGTGGCAATGATCCCAGTCCGCAATTCAACAGAACACTATTGCAAGGCATGATTCGTGGTTCTATTGGATATGGATATCACTATACCCATAAGCAAGGAAGTAAGATCAAGAACTTCCCCATGACTAAGCAACTATGTGATCGTGCTACCAGGGTCAGTTCAGTAGTTGTCCATTACGGTGGTAAAACTGGCACAGGACAGCGTGTTGATATCACGGTCAAGACACCAGTCATGGAATTAAAGTTTAACATTCGTGACACAAGCGGCAGTTCGGACCCATGGCCTGATAAACTACAGTCAGCGTACAAGTTCAACGGCGAAGCGGTGTTCAGCATTCCTGAGGACGGGTACTTAGACTGATGGCAAATATTAAACAGCTCAAGCACCTAGAGCACTTGGAAGATGAGATGCTGAACTACGGCGTCGAAGGGTGTAAAGCAGCAGTCTCGTTCTTGAAAGAACTTCGTAAGATGTTGGGTCATCAAGAGAGCAGTGGTTTCATGCAGACCAAGTGGGACGGTGCTCCCTCTGTTATCTGTGGCATGGATCCCCTTGCAGATATCTTCTTTGTTGGAACAAAGTCTGTCTTTAACAAAGATACTCCTAAGATCTGCTATTCGGAAGAAGATGTGGATTCTATGTACGATGGAGACCTAGCAGAAAAACTCAAGTTCTCTTACAGATACTTCAGCAAACTTGGTATCAAGGGAGTTATTCAGGGAGATCTTTTATTTACATCTGATATTAGAACGGAGACGGTAGATGGCGAACGACTCTACACATTTCGACCAAACACTATTACTTATGGCATCCCTACTGACCACGATATTGGTAAAAAAGCTGGCAGAGCAAAGATCGGAGTAGTATTCCATACTCATTATCAGGGAACAGATCTTCCTACAATGCAGGCAATGGCAGGAGCACCTGTTGATACTTACAATGATATCCCTGAAGTATTGATTGTCAGGAACGATACGCCTATGCATAAGGTTGGGTTCTCTCGTGCAGAGATGACCAAGTTTGATAATTATATCTCTAAGATCGAACGTATGTGTAAGATCTGTGGTCCTTTCCTTGATGAATTGGTGGGTGCAACTGGCACCACAGGTGATAAGAAGTTTCATATTGCATCATACCTGAAGCAGTTCTTTAACAATGAGATTAAGAATGCTCGTAGCATCGGTAATATCGATGAAGCAATGTACGCCATGTTGAATTTCTATGGCGACAAGATGGAGAAGGAACTCTCTAAGATTAAAACAGTTGCAAACCTGACTAAGAAGAGAAACCTTGTATATGGTAGTCAGAACTATGTTGTAGATAATGTCTATAAGTTTAAGACAATGCTTGCACTGTATAAGGAACTACAGGCAGTCAAGCAAATGGTTATAGATAAACTGGACCACCTGGAAGAGTTTAGAACATACGTTCAGACTGACAAAGGATATAAGGTTACAACTCCTGAGGGATATGTTCTGCATAAAGATGGCAGCATGATCAAGTTTGTTAATCGCTTGGAGTTTGCATACAACAACTTCACTCTGCAGAAGCAATGGCGTTAAATTGTAAGACTTGCTACTTTACTTTTGGTAGGTTTCAACCTCCAACGATAGGTCATGCTGAGAATTTCAAGGGTGTCAAACGTGAAGCAGGCACTCATGACTATCGTATCTACATCTCACAGACTGTAGATAAGAAGGGTAGCAATCCCTTACATCCAGAACGTAAGTTATACTACATGAATAAGATGTTCCCAGAACATCGTGGTAAAATATTTTCAGGACCAAAGCAACCTGTTGCTATCTTGCAAGATCTAATGCTAGCAGGATATAATGAGGTGGTGTTTTTGGTAGGTTCTGACAGGGTTTCTGCTATGCAGTTCCTCCATAAATACAATGGAAAAGATTTCTCATTCAGGAAGATCGAGATCAGATCTTCTGGAAGTAGAGACGCTGACGGTGATACGTTTGCCATCTCTGGAACTAAGATGAGACGTGCAGCAGCTGCTGGCGACTTTCAAAATTTCAGATTGGGTATTCCTAAAGCATTAAATGATCGTGATTGTCGTGCTCTCATGGATGAGATTGCTGCGGCGCTACCTGACAATTTCAAATGAAAGATTTTAAAAAGTTAAGAGAAGAAGCACTGCGTCAGCAACAGCGACATACAGAAGTCTTCAAAGAAGGTGATGCTATCATGTCTTCACGTACAGGAGACAAAGGACACATCCACAGGGTGGGTGGCAACTATGCTATCGTAATCTCTGAAGAAGGAAATATGTTTCGCGAGTGGATTAAGAATATTAGATCTATAAATAATACGAGAAGAACGTCCCTATTAAACGATGAATTACCAGAAACCAATCAATAGCGTTAATTCAAACGATCAGTTTTCGTCTGGATTGATGGAGCAATATGGTAAGTGGATGGATGGTGATTGCTTCCAGAATACTGAAGCACCTGATCTTCATTTGTCTGAAGCAGCATTTGATGGTATGGATCCTCAGTCTCATGGTGCTGAGATTCAAGACATCACCAAGAAGAAAAAAGAAGCAAAGAAAGAAAAGTCTGTCGCTGAAGAGACTGAAGTTCTTGAGCGCGAAGAGTATGAGATTGATGGTGAGACCTATGTAATCGAGAAGGCAAAAGGTCTCGATGGTAAGGCATGTTGGAAGGGATACAAACTTGCTGGTACTAAGAAGAAGGGCGGTAAGACAGTTGATAACTGTGTTAAAGCAGGTGTAGAATATGAGGGAGACGAACTAACCGAGAAGAAACTTGATCCCGTTGGTAAGGAAGACAAGGACGTTGATAACGACGGTGATCATGACAAGTCTGACAAGTATCTCCTAGCACGTCGCAAGAAGGTCAGCAAGATTATTGCAATGAAGGGTAAAAAATGAAGACATTCAAACAACTACGTGAAGAGTGTGGATGTAAAGATAAAGAACGCAAAGCAAAGAAGAAAAAGTCTGGTAATGTAGAAGTCATGCCCACCATCAATGATGGACAAAAGGGCATGACCACTAAACCAACTAATGAGTCTGTCTTTGCTGGCAATTATGAGGGACCTTTGTATGCAAGACATCCTGATCTTGTCATTGCCGAAAAGGCAGTGTCCAAAAAGCAGCAAAAATTCATGGGTATGGTCAGAGCTGCTCAAAAGGGTGAGGGGGCGTCATCGCCTGAGGTTGCCAAAGTTGCTTCCAGCATGAAGAAAAAAGATGTAAAAGACTTTGCATCTACAAAGCACAAAGGACTCCCAGAAAAAAAGAAGGCAAAGAAATAAATAGTATGGCTCATTGAGGGTCATACAATGCTCGCTTTTCTACTCCCACTCGCATCCAAAATTATTTCAGACGCTGTTGCCAAACTTCCCGACGATGAGGAACTTGGTGAGAAGCTAGTTGATATCTGCTTGCTCATTTTAGG